ATGGTGTCTTGAAGTTCAAACCTGTCGCAGGTAGCCCAGCAGCAACCCCATCCGCACCAACCGCTCAGGCGATTCAGTCATCTGTCGGCGCTGGTAACCCTTACATGGTGCTTGCTTATGTCGCAGTGGCGAAGAATGCAACCGCAGCTGGCGCAATTACTGATGTTCGCAAGATTGCTGGTAGCACAAGGCTTGTCATGTCCACCACCGATATTGGCGAAGGCGCAGACTTGCCAGAAGGCACACTCTACGGAGTTTACGAATAGGAGGTTGACCAATGGCATGGTTAAACGAACAGACCTGGTACACCCACAACTCTAATATTAGGCTTATCGGCAATATCAGCCCATCGTCAATCACACATAATGGAACAACGCTTCGCGTTAAGGGCACTATTGCCGCCGGCGCAAGAGGCAGTAGCGGCTCTTACTTCTACTTCTCCGACTACACATCCTACGCACAGCCAGAGGGGGGCAACAAGATTGCTCTCGGTGCAAAGGGTAGAACATGGAAAGTTGGCAGCAACGATGTTCATGTGGACTTCGATGTCACATTAAGTAATGTTCCGGCAACGGCTACATCGCGTAGCTTCTATGTGAACTTCTATGGCCCAAACACCAACTCTGTTAAGGCCACGCTTTACTGGACTATCAACTTTAGCACATCTGGTTCAAAGCCAAGTAACCTAACCATCACAAATGTAAGCAGCACATGGGATTCAATTACATTCACATCTGGCGCAAACTTTGGCGGTTTGAATGGCTCTAACCACTCGGCAGTGTTTACCGGCTCAACGAATGGGGCGATAGATAATGTCACAGCGTGGGGCTCTTATGGTCGCTATGAATTCTTCCATGACAATAACCAAGATACTAGCTGGACATTCACAGGCACACAGGCTAACGCATCCGCATCGTACAACAGACCAATCGACCTTAAGGGTATGACCCACTATAAGCTCGGTATATGGACAAATAACGCAGCAGGCGAGGCCTACACGCTAGAATCTGGCGCACCGCTGTATTACACCCCACCTGCACCGAGCATTTTTACCTATACCGATCCAGGCGGAGAAGGCACAAAGAACTATTCGGTAGTCTTTAAGGGCGATGTCGACAAGAACCACACGACCTATGACACTGCAAATCTCACTCGCACCGTACGTTATAAGGTAAATGATGCGGCAGACTGGACTTACGTTGTAGAAGATGAGGAAGCCCTTATTGGCGCAGAAACTACATTTACAGTCAGGATTCCAGGCTCGCAGAGTGCAGTGATCGAAGGTTGGCAGACTTATCATGGCCTACAATCCGAGGTTAAGACCTTAACGCTCTACAACGGCAACGCTCCATCGAGGGTTTACGGGCCTGTTGATGGCAAGAGCAAACTCGCAGTGAAGCTCTATGGCCCAGTCGATGGGAAGAGCAAGAACATCGTCAAGCTCTATGGCTCGGTCGATGGAAAATCGAAAGCGATTCTAGGCTAGTTTAGGCAACGAGATGGGTTCACACCCATCTTTTTGTTTTCAACGCAATACAAGCGGAATCAGAGCGCCACAGAGCCTATTCTGACAATGGGCAGGACATGTTATACACTCACACCAGAACCGAGCTTGGTTGAAATAGACCTTGTTGGGCCGACACTCCAAACAGGAGAACTACTATCATGGCAAATAATGCCCAAAACGTATCATTTGGTAAGCCAAAAGCTACCGGTGCTGTCTTCATCGCACCTAAAGGCACCACGCTTCCAACTGACGCAACCACCGCTCTCGCTTCAGCCTATGAAGACATGGGCTACATCAGCGAAGATGGCTACGTCCAGTCAATCGAAACCGACACCGCAGAGGTCAATGCTTGGGGCGGCGATCGTGTCTTAACGGCTCAGTCCAGCTATGCTGAAACGCACACCGTTAACTTCATCGAGACTAACATCAACACTCTCAAAGCTATCTATGGTGCTTCTAATGTCACCGAGGCTGCTGGCAAGATTACGGTCAATGCCAAGGCAACTCCACTCGATGAATGCATTGTAGTTATCGAGCTCGCACTTACTGGTGGCCGCGTAAAGCGTGTTGTCATTCCACATGCAAAGATTGCAGACCGCTCTGGCGACATCAGCTACACCGATGGCGATGCTGTTGCTTATCCAGCAAAGTTCAGCGCAAGCCCAGACACCAATGGCAACTACCACATCGAGTACATTGCCACGACTTCAGCTTCCGCCTAAAACAAACACCGTATACTCCGTTAGAAAGCCACTCGAAAGGGTGGCTTTTTCTAGGCAAGCGTGTTTAAATAGCGGAAAAGGAGATAAGCATGGCAGAGAGCGTTTTGAACAACAAACCAGTAACATTAGCGCAGGAGACTGCGGAATACAAGAAGATGAGCGAGAAAGAGCTTTTGGCGATTATTGCTGAAAACTCCAGGCGCACCAAGGGCTATGTCCAGGCCATCGCGATCATCGTCTTGCTAAACATCTGCGTATCTTTTGCGATGGTTGCAGGCATTTTCATGAATGCGAAGTAGTCTGACTAACTAGCGATTATTTGTTATAAAGTCTCCAAAACTAACGGAGACTTTATTTATGGCCACAAAGAAAAAGATTGAGTTTGAAGGCTTTTCTCGCGAAATCGACATGGATGTGTTCGATGACGTCAAATTTTTTGAGATAATCGACAAGCTCGAAGAGAACCCATCCCTTAATATTGACGTCGTTAAAATGGCATTCGGCGAGGATGGCTACAAGGCTTTATCTGATTACTTTACTAAGCGCGATGGCAAGCTCAAGATGTCAGTTATCATGTCATTCGTGGCTAAGATGTTTGAGGAATCCGACCCAAAAGACTCAGCTTCTGGCGACTTAGAAAAGACTACGCAGAAGAGCTAGAAGCGGATTTCCAACAGTATTATCACTTAGACATAGCCGAGGTGCCTTTTGCTAGGGCATCCCGGCTTGCTTTTCAGCTTCCAGAGGCTTCGCGCTTTATGAGAAAGTTATCGCCGGCGAACGAGTGGACCTGGAACGAGATATTGCTCAACAGGATTGAATACGCAGTTCGTATTTTGACTTGGCAGAACTCGGCAGATGCTCACGAGAAGAGCCCTAAGCACTACCCAGAGCAATTCGTGCCAGACTTTATCCCTAAGCCTAAGAAGCGCAAGGAAGAAGAAGCTATGGATATTGATGAGCTGAAGGCATTTTTGTCTAGGCCGCGCGAAGATGTTAAGGTAGAGGCAAATGAGTAGAGATGTAAGCTTCAGTATGAATACCGGTGCAGGGGGCGGTAAAGATATTATTCAGAATATGGCTATGCCTTTAGTGAAGAAATCTGCAGAGGCTATTGCCGATCGTGCGACTAGGGTGTCTGGTGGTATCACTTCAAAGCCAGTTCATTTTAAGGTTGAGACATACATCGGCTTGCCAAACCGCAGAGGGGGTCAGCGTGCCGTTGCAGAAGTCGTAGCAGATGGAGCCATCATATCGGAGCACCAAGACTACTCGGCATACACCGCCGTCCAGAAGTCAAAGGACGCTGGGCGAGTGTGATAAGATAAAAGTAATAAGTTTACGCAACAGAGCGGTCAATCTGGCTTAATACGGAGACCGTTCTAAATGGCAGCAAACAATCTCGGTACAGCCTACATCAAAATCGCGCCGCAGATGGAGGGCATCCAGGGAGCAATTACAAAGGGGCTTCAGAGTGCAGCTAAATCATCTGTTGCAGGCGCAACAGCACTAGGTACCGTAGTCGCTAAAGGCATGTCAACTGCAATGAATGCAGTGACCAATTCTATGGATCGCGCAATCTCTCGCGTTGATACTCTTAATGCATTCCCTAAGATTATGAAGAACTTGGGCTTTTCTACGGAAGAGTCCACTTCGGCTATTGAGAAGCTCTCAGAGCGCATCGAGGGTTTACCAACTGGCCTTGATGAAATCGTTAATTACACCCAGCGTTTAGCATCTACAATGGGCAATCTCAACAAGGATGTCTATAATGCTACTAATCTTGCTATCGCGTTCAATGACGCAGCTCTTGCAGGCGGTAAGGGCCAGTATGAAGCCAACCGCGCGTTCGAGCAGTTCAGCCAGGTGTTGAGCCGCGGCCGTCCAAGCATGCAGGACTGGAAGATTATGATGGAGGTCATGCCTGGTCAGCTCAAGCAGATGGCCAAGTATATGGGCACCAACAATAAGTCGCTTCAGGAATATGCGAAGAATGCTAAGAAGACCGTCGACCAGCTTGATGGTATGGACCTGTATAACTGGATTAGCGAGAACAAGAATGAGAAGGCCAAGGAGCGCTTGCAAGACTTCACAAAGGCTCTTGTCGACCTAGATAACAAGGGTGGCGCAGGCATTACAAGCTTCAAAGACCAGGTTGGTGATGCTACTCATACTATTGGTAATGCACTTCGTCTTATTCCACTCCGCATTAGTAAAGCTATGGCGGAGGTTATCCAGGAGTTTGGCGCTGGGGATGTTTACAATGCTATCGATAAATTCACAAGCAAGTTCAAGGATGTAGGCAAATGGATCGCGAAGAATATTGTGCCGATCATCAAGAATCAGGTAGTGCCAGTTCTTAAAACTGCGCTCGGGGTGGTCAAGAGCATTGTAGAGTATATCGCTGCGAATAAGTGGGTCCAGAACACTATCATGGGCATTGTTACTGCTATGCTCGCGTTCAAGGCAGTTAGCACCGTTAAATCGATTATTGTCGGGGTTATCACTCCGGTTGTAACGCTAACCAAGAATCTTATCACCAGCGTAGGCGCGTTCAAAGAGGCCTGGAGCGCTGGTCTATCATTCAGCTCTGCGCTCGGCAATGTAGCAAAGCAGACCACCGGTGTGACAAGCAACATCGCAGGGATGGGTCAGACATTGACCGCTTCTCATGGCGCTGTTGGCGGTTTAGCATCGAAGTTCTTGGGGCTATCGGCAGCAATAGGCGGTGCGGTTCTCGCTTACGAGGGCATCAAGGCGATGATTATCATTCACGATACCCAAGTGACAGAATCTATCACGAAGATGCGCGATTATGAGCGCGCGCATTATAGCGTAAAACAGGCAGTCGACTCAGCGAAGCGTGCAATAGATTTGCAGAAGCAATCTATTCAAGACCTTAAGACCGCAGAGATGGCTGCAACTGATGCAGAGATTGCCGCGATTGAGGCCAGGAGACAAGCTACCTATTATCAGCAGGAGATGAATAGGCTCAAGGCCGAGGGCAAGCAAAATACAGACGATTACCGCCTTGCAGAGCTCAACTATACTAAGGCTGTTGCAGAGGAAGAGGCGGCTAATAAGAAGCTCGCCGAATCGCAGGCGGAAGTAAAGAACACTAAGCAACAGATTGACGATCTTAACTCCGCTAATATCTACAAGGCAAACCTTGTCATTGGCACGATCATGAAAGAGAAGGGCGAGTATGGCAACTTGGCAGCACAGCTCGACGCCTTGAAAGAGAAGACCATCACTTATAAGGATGAACAGGGCAACATGGTCACCGCATCCAAAGAAAAGGCTGCAGAGATGGTTGCTGGCTTGTCTGAACAGCTCGCACAAGGCAACGAGATCTGGCGAGCGATTGTGGATAAGGCAAACCAGGAAGGCATTTCATTCTCTGAAGCATGTAAGAAGTATGGCAAGGAAGCCGGCGAAGGAATGGTCGGCAATTTCTCGACAGGTTTTAAGAACAACTATTCGATGGTATCTGAGACCGGTAAAGAGACTAAAGACAAGATTATCGCAGAGCTCAAGGCTGGTGGTTCCGAGGCATACAGCGTAGGCAAGAACATTACCCAGGGCGCTGCAGATGGTATCAAAGATAAAGAGGCAAAGCAGAGTCTTTTCACTAGGGCATTCAAAGTAATCAAAGCGGCTATCGATAAGATGCGCGCTGCAGCCAATGTGAATTCTCCATCCAAAGAGACCGCAGAAATCGGTAAGTTCATGTCGCTCGGTCTTGCTAAGGGCATTGATGATTATGCCGATGAGGCAGTTAAGTCCGCACAGGAAATGACGCAGAAAACCATTGACGCTATGAGCGACTCTGCGATGCTGAATGGTAACATTGCCCAGTTCCAACCGCAGACAGCCCTTACAAGCGGAATGAATGGCTCAGGAGGCCAAGTTATTCAGAACAATGAGTTCTATGTCGATAGTGAGCTCGATGTCAAAGATGTATCTAAGCGCCTAGGTTGGCAAGTAGCAACAGCATTGTAGGAGGAATATGAACAACCAAATCCAATTAGTATTAAAGAGTTCAACCACCGAGCTATCGCTCAATGATCGCGAACTCGGCATTTATCTCACTCCGGAACTCGATGGCCTTACTGGCTTGCCGGAGATTCGCACCACATCTGGCGTCAATGCTGGCTATGATGGCGGATGGACTTCAGCCCAGAACTACGATGCTCGCTCTATCACTATTCGTGGTGTTATTGCCAATGAAGATGTTGCTACTGTTGAGCAGCTTCGCAGACAGCTTACAACTCTCGCAGGCCAGGGCAAGAATGAAGAGCTTACTCTAGACTTAGTAACTCAGGCAGGCAAGGCTTACACTATCCAGGTTCGCACTATTGCTCTTGAGATGTCTTTGCAGAAGGTGCTTACCCAGCAGGAGTTCATGTTGCAACTCCGAGCAGATGACCCACTTATCTACGATGCATCCGAAACTGGACATGAGGCGCTTTTGCAGGTCGCACAGGCCACTGGTGGCTTCACTATCGACTTTGAATTGCCACTTGCTATCACTGGTAGCTCCGAGGAAACTGTTGTCAACAATGAGGGCTTAGAGCAAGTTCCTACCATCACTCGAATGTATGGCGAGCTTCACAACCCTAAGATTATCAACCAAACCACAAACCAGTTCATGCAAATTGAGGCAGACCTGGGCTTTGCAGAGGGCGATTGGATTGAGCCTAGCGAGGTGGTATCTGGCAAGGACATCACAATCAATGGCGCACCAGAAGGCGCTCCATTCAGCAAGCTCGACCTTAAAGGCAACACAAGCCAGCAGACTTATACTGGGAAGAACTTATTTGAGCCTAGTGTCGTCGCCGATGGCACAGTCAGCGGAGTAACTTTTAGCCACAGCACAGATGGCAGTTTAATCAACATTACAACTGGGAGTGGTTCGTCAAGTGCAGCGATAGACAGAATGATACACACAGCGCTTAGTGATATACCATCAAGCCTTATAGAATCAGGAAGCACATACACTTTATCAACTACTACCCCATTACCTAACGGCGTGAGGGTAGCAGTTCTTGCATATTCTGCTACATCATGGGTGGCTGATTTAGCGCTTCTTCAAGGAAATGGGTCAAGAACTTCATCATCAGCAGTTGTAACTATTCCTAGCACAGCTACAAGAATCAGATGGGGAGTGCATATTGACTCTGGCATTAGCTTTAATTTGCAAAATTTGGGTATTCAGTTTGAGAAAAACAGCTCGGCCACTAGCTTCGAGCCATACGTTGGCGGCACTCCAGCCCCTAACCCAGACTACCCACAAGCAGTCAAGGTGGTCACTGGCGAGAATGTGGTCAAGATTCGTGGGAAGAACTTGTTGAAGCTTCCGAGCGCAGGCACAGACGCTGGCGTTACTTACTCTATCAACAGCGATGGAACTTTTAATATTCATGGTACAAACAATAGCGGTTATGAAATATTGTTTAGTCTTTATCTTGATTCAGGCGAATTTCAGTCGGTCGATTATACACTTGGCGCTAGAGAAGCATTACCTTATGGGCTAGGTTGTCGATGTGAGATATATAGGGGCGGAACATGGAAGCGTTCTTTTGTTTCAGTCAACTACACTCGTCAAACGCAGACAGGAACGCCAGACTTTACAGATGCAAACAGAGTTCGTGTAGCAATAGCGATAGCAAATGGAGCAACGGTTAATATTGACAATGTCGGTATTCAGCTCGAAAAAGGTAGCTCGGCAAGCTCATTCAAGCCATATCAAGGGCAGAGCTATCCTATTTCGCTTGGCACACTCGAACTCTGCAAAATCGGCGATTATCAGGACTCTATCTATAAGAGCGGTGGCAAGTGGTATTTAAGAAAAGAGATAGGCCACACATTATATACTGGGAATGTTCTTGGAATAGCAGCAAATCAGGGTTCTGGCGAAACTACCGTATCGGCAACTGGGGCATTCTTTATCTGGGTTGGAGATGCCGGCCTTATGTCAGAAAATCTCGGAACTCTAAATAATGGGGCAATATCTGGGAACGCCGATGCTAATGCTATGACGAGCGGAACATTCGCTACACGCTCTGGCGCTCCAGACCGTTTATACTTCAGAAATACAGCCTATATAGGCAAAACAGGCAACGAAATGAAGGCAATTCTGGCGAGCAATAGCGGCGGTGCTAGTATATGGTACGCTCTCGCCACTCCAACCGATACCGAAATCACGAACGAAGCGCTCATCGAGCAGCTAGAGGCATTAGCAGCAGCTACAATGTACAACCCCCAGACAAACATCACTACTCTCTACGCAGATGGCAACGAACAGCCAACGCTCGATGTATCCTACTTTACCGACAAGAACCCAGACACCAGAGACGAGCTTGTCATTGACTCTCGCCTACGCACTATCACGCTCAATGGCCTTGATGTTTATCATCTGCAAGCGCCAGGCTCCGAGTTCTTAATGCTGGCTCCAGGCGAGAATAGGTTAGCACTTCAGTCTGACATTACTGGCGATAACGGCTATGCTCAAGTCAGTTATAAGCAGGGATACCTAAGCATCTAGGAGGGAAACATGGCCAAATACGCAATAGAAATCTGGAGCAAAGATGGAATCCCTATCGCTGATATTCGCCAAAGCTGTACATCATTCTCATGGTCAAAGACTCTGAACGGCTCAGAGTCTGTTGGCTTTACAGTCGATTTGAAACGCCTGGAAGATATGCTCAAGGCTTCTGGCTATGCTAACGACCCATTCGGCTTTATGGAGGTAGGGCGTTGCGATATTCGTATCAAGCGTGATGGAAAGTATATTGTCGGTGCGAACATTTATCGCTTTAATTACACATCGAGCTATAACTCCGTCACAATGCGAGTGGAGTGTGTCGGCTATCTTAACTTCTACAAGACCCAGTACATTACCGCATCTTACTCAGATACCCCACAGGAAGACATCATGTGGGATGTAATCTCTCGCTGTAATGAGAAGACCGGGGGAGACTATGGTATTCGCAGAGGTACTCATTCTGGCGATAGCGTGAGTCGTGATAGGAACTATGAGCGCAAAGAGGTGGCAAGCCTTATCACTCAAATGAGCAATGTTATCAATGGCTGCGACTTCGAGTTTACCCCAGACAAGTTATTCAACACCTATCAGACTAAAGGCACTTATCGTCCATCAGTTCGCGCTGTATACCCTGGCAACATCCAGAGCTTCAACTTTACTCGCACACTCGACAAGGTAGCTAACTATGTCTATGGCATTGGATCCGGCACTGGCAATGAGGCTATTCAGAGCCAGGCAGAGGACCCGAACTCCGAGGATTATCTTTATCGTCGCGAGAAAATCTCTATCTGGAACTCAGTCAAAGACCAGGGGACTGTCGATGAGCATACAGATTCGGTGTTGCATGCTGGTTCGGGGATTATCGAGTTACCGAACATCACTATGCGCGACAATGCCTTTGATATGAGCGAGCTTGATGTCGGCGATACCATTAAAGTCGAGCTAGGGGGCTTCGCTTCAATCTCGCATGTCAGTGGAGATTACCGCATTACCGGCATTGTATGTAATGTCGATGATAACGATTCAGAATCGGTCACATTAGACTTTGATGGACTAGGCATTGAGCAGAAGATTCAAAACCAGGAGAGCGAGAACAATGGATAGAAGCGCAGACAATTTAGGCCAGATTATCAACGATATTCAACGTGAGCTAGAGGAGCTCAAGACTACTCAGCTTCGTGTGAGGGAAACGCTCTATCCTGTTGGCTCTATTTACATGTCAGCCACCGCAGCGACAACAAGTGAGGTTGCTGCGATGTTTGGTGGCACATGGGAAGCCTGGGGTGTAGGCAGAACGCTAGTCGGTGTTGATCCAGAAGATGAAGACTTTGCCGAGGCCGAGCTTACCGGTGGTGAGAAGACCCACACGCTTACAGTTAATGAAATGCCAAGCCACAGACACAACATTGGACAAACTTATTCTGGCTATCGTTTGTATCAAGATGGTTCGGCTCCGAATGGTATCTATACTGGCTACGCAACATCTGAACCGACAAATTATGCAGGTGGCGGTCAGGCTCACAACAACTTACAGCCTTACATCACTTGCTACATGTTTAAGAGGATTGCTTAGATGGGGAATAGAATCTTGCCTGATGGCTCGGTCATGGAAGATGTGGTATGGCAACAGGTCCGGAAACGCGCAATCGCTTCAAAGGACCCTGTATGCGCCTTATGTGGCAATCCTATCGATATGGAAGCTCCACCGCACACACCAATGGCTTGCGAGGTTGACCATATCATCCCGGTGAGTCGAGGCGGCGCGCCTTATGACATAGACAATCTGCAGCTTACTCACTCGAAGTGTAATCGCCAGAAAGCCAACAAGCTTCGGGAAGATTATGACGATCTGGACCCAACCGGGAACTTATGCCCACTCTCTAATAACTGGTAAAGCCCTTGTCTGACATCAGGGGCTTTTTTGTTTATCTTGGGAGCATAACTAAGGAGGAACTATGAGTCTGCTCAAACGGATTAAGTTCAAACTCAAGAGCAAAAAGCTCGCACTTAACAACGAAGTTGCATCGATGGGAAAGGGGAAGAGGGGCAAATGAGCTATTCTCCACTAACTAACAAATACATTCCTGCTAGTCCATCTAACTATTCTAAGGGCAGGAGCGGCTGCAAGGTCTTGAAGATTACTCCACATCACATGGCCGGAAACTGCTCTATTGAAACCTGCGGTAAATTCTGGCAGGACCCTAAACGAAGAGCATCATCTAACTACGGCATTGGTACTGATGGTCGTATTGCTTGCTATGTAGATGAAGAAAATCGCTCATGGTGTTCTAGCTCTGCGGCCAACGACAATCAGGCAATCACCATCGAGGTAGCCAATGATGGTGGCGCACCAGATTGGCACGTCAGCGATAAGGCTATCGAGTCGCTCATCAAACTTATGGTAGATATTTGCAAACGCTACGGCATCAAGAAGATGAACTTCACTGGCAATGCAAATGGCAACCTAACACTGCACAAGTATTTCACTTCAACAGCATGTCCTGGCCCATATATGACTGGCAAAATGCCCTGGATTGCATCGCAGGTCAATCAACGTCTAGCAGACTACGACAAGCCAGACCTTACATGGACTAAGCTAGATAAGACTGAAACTTGGATTACTAACCGCAACCCAACTAACCTTTGGGATTTCAATCATCGCACCATGAATGCTTGCAAGAGTGTGAAGCAGTACAAGTCTGGCGAAGAGATTGTTATCTACGGCAAGGTTTACAACAAACAGCTCGACGCAACCTATCTCTTAACCGAGTATTCATTCACCAAGCAAATCACTAACGGCTTCAATGAGTGGGATATGGTCAAGAAGGTAGAGCCGGAGCCAGAACCTACACCTGAACCGGAACCTACGCCAGAGCCAACTCCAACTCCAGAGCCAGACCCAACTGTTGGCATCTTGCAGAAGATTATTCAGTTCATTCAGCACATTATCGATTTGATTACTGGCAAGGATAAAGCATAACGACTTTATTTGCGACTTTGGTTGCGAGATGAGTATTTATACTACTTTCGCGCTAAAGTCGCTCACAACGCAAATTAAGCGCTTTATATCGCAATTTGAAAGGACTATATGACCACAAAGAAACCAACCACACCAAAGCAGAAGATTTACAAGAAGACCGTTAGCAAGGTCGAGCCTGTTAAGACCGGCTCTAGCATTTTTCTCATCAAGAACAAAACCTATGACATTCTGAAGGCTCTTGCAACTATCATTTTGCCGGCGATTGCCACTCTCTACATCGCTCTCGCAAGCATTTGGGGCTTCGGTCTTGCAAATGAGGTCAATGCCACCATCGAGGCTATCATCTGTTTCATCAACGCATTGCTAGGTCTATTTATCGCTCAATCTAGCAAAGCCTATCATAAGGGCGACTAAGGCTTTTGGAGCTTCGGCTCCAGCCTTGATTGGACTGCGTTAGCATAGTGGCCGTAAGTGTTAGCGCACTCCAACCAGGGCTATGATCCTGGTAGCACATTAAGGAGGTGGTCAGAATGGCTAAGGTGTCGTTTTTCATTGAGATAACTGGCGATATTGATTCTTTATCGCTCTGGAAGCTTATTGAACCATACAAGGTCAATCTAACTGCCGTTGAGGGCAAGACTTGGATATATGGCGATGTATGGCTTCATCATCTCGGAACTATTGTCGAGCGTTGCGCATTGTATGGCACACTCAGAGTGGATGTGAAAGGGGGTGGCTCTAATGAGCAGAAGGAAGAAAAAGACTCATAGGAGAACTCCGAGTGGTTGGGATGCCCATCACTTACTCTGGACTAGGAGAACTTGGGATGGAGGATTCAAGCTTCTACTCAGGAGATCGTTCATCTATCAGATTCCGATAGCGGTGCATCAGGAGCTCCATTCGGTCATCGAGCCAATTCCGCCGCTTAGCGAGGAAGAAGCAAGGTGGCTCTGGACGGAGTTCAAGGCTGTTGACCATGAGATGGGCTTATTCGAGGCTCTGGAATGGCTTCAGCTTCATGCGCCGAACAGTGAGTTCGCTATGGCTATGATGGCTCAATCTGGGTTCTTGCAGAACCACTTAGGTCGCTCGTAATGGGCGGCCTTTTTCTTTGGTATAATGTAAGCGGCTATCGTGGGAGTTAGCCTATTGGCGTTGTGAATCATTCGTCAGTCCTCTAACGGCAGGACTAAGCCCATAGCTGTAGCCGTCGTGTAGCTAGCGACGCAGACCACTCTTAGGGGTGGTTTTTTGATGTCTGACAAAGCGCTCCAAAACTGATACATAAGAGGCAAATATTAACTGCACTCACAGGTCAAAGGAGGAGACTTGAATGGACGTAGAAGTCACAGACATTGAGATCGGCAAGCTAAAAGAGCTTGAAGATAATCCACGTAGAATCAATAAAGCGGATTATGAAAATCTCAAGAAATCAATCAAAAACTTCCCAGAGATGAGGAAGCTTCGCGAGATTATCGTAGATGAGAATTATACGGTCTTAGGTGGCAATATGAGGCTTAAGGCGATGCGAGAGCTTGGGATTGAAAAGGTGCCGGTGAAGATTGTCAGAGGTCTTAGCGAAGACAAGAAAAGAGAGTTCATCATTAAGGACAACATCAACAATGGTGAATTCGATATGGACATCTTGGCTAATCAGTGGGATGCAGATCAGTTGCTAGATTGGGGCATGTTTGATGTTAAAAAAGGCATCAAGGACGAGAAAGAAATCGAGAAGAATCCACCGGCAATTATTGCTTCATTCTTAACATTCGATTATGACGAAGAGATTCGTATTGAGGTTAAGGACGAAACAGCCATCAAACTCATGGAAGAGATGGTCAAGTATAGAGAAGAAAATGGTAGCTATAAAGGATTCTGGGATGAGCACTTCGAACAATAAGCTTGTATGCTGGGCGCTATTCGATAGCGAAACCGGCGATTATACGTCTACCGTTCATAAATACTTCGATAACAAGATTGATATTTATGGCGTTGGCATCTCGCATTATGGGAAAGATACAGATAGGTATTTCAACTGCAATCTCGCAGATTTTAGCGAGCTATTCGGAGGCCCATCAATTAGCCAGAAACTAATCAACCATCTGCCAAAGCCAGACATCATTGTGGCAAGTCCTCCATGTGAATCGTGGTCGCACATGACATCTATCAACAACGGCAATATCCATTGGAAGAGATATGCTTCAAAGTTATTCCCAGAGAAGAAGGTATTTCAGCTTCAGGATGTTGATGTATCAACTGGATTCGTGAAGAATAACGGCATTAAGACATTCTATTGTCGCGTGAATGGTGAGCTATGCCATCAGAATACATGGGAGATTATCAAGACAACTAAACCAAAGGTATTCATGGTAGAGAACCCAGATAACTATTCCTGGGAGTATATCCATGGATACATAGCTGGGGGGGTGCCAAAGATGTATCTCAATAAGCTTGTTTATTCGGCTTACGATCCAGTGAGGTTCTCACCAAAAGCAGAGATTTTCGCATCGAATATTAAGTTGAAGCTTAGGGATTTTCAGGTAGTCAATAATGGCAATAGCTGTAAATCATCGCTAGATAAGAATGGCTTTATCGGGAAGAACTACTCGACAAGAAGCCAAATTCCGCAGCTAGCAATTAAGGACTTCTTTGACCAGGCATTAGCTTACATTGAAGGGGGCGAGAAATGATCGTAGTTGCAGCAAAACATGAAGAGCTAGATATTATGCCAAGCCTAGTCAGTGAGGCTGATAAGGTAATTATTACTGGAGTTGGAGCTTTAAATGTATGGAAAGCGCTTCAGAATGAGCCAAGAGATGAGCTGATTGTGAATGTGGGATATTGCGGAAGTAATACCTTGCCGATTGGCACTTTATGCTCACCAGAAGAGGTGGAGCTTTATCATCCAAATGTAAGCTATGCAGAAAAAGAATTAGAGTGGCTTGATGCATATATCTATATGAACCACGCAAAATGCTACACGAATGTAGATTTTGTCTTAGAAACAAAAATTAAAGAGCCTGTGATTTTTGATATGGAGTTGGCATTTATTGCCGGAATGGGCTTTGAGCATATAAGAGCAGTCAAGAAAGTTAGCGATAACTTGAGCTTGAAAGAGTATGAGGAGAATTCAAAATGATTGAGAAAGTAAATCCATCACATCCAGACAAGGTAGCGGATCGTATTGCCGGTGCTTTAGTAGATTTGGCGTATAAGAAGCAAGATGATCCAAAGATAGCAGTTGAAGTGCTGATTGGGCATGGCAAGTGTCATATCATCGCCGAAACGAGTGCGCATTTCTCAATCCCTGAGTATGAAGAAATCGTGGAGCGTATTGCTGGAGCAGGCATTGGAGTTGATTATGTTGAAGTTCCGCAGGATGCCCACTTGGCTGCCAATCAGAAGGAAGAAGCTCGCTGTGGCGATAATGGCATCTTTAAGGGTGTGCCAACAAGCATGGAAGAGCAGGTGCTATCGGCTAGAATTCGTGAGATGTATACTATCTGGCCATCGGATGGCAAGTTTATTTATGATGAAGCTCAAAATCTATTCATCGCTTGCCAGAGCAATGCGACGAGAGAAGAGATTGAGGATTGGCTCGCTAGAACCGGAAGAGGCGATGAAAAGCTTATCATCAACCCACTCGGAGACTGGACCGGTGGTACGGATGTTGATACTGGCGCTACCAACCGCAAGCTTGGCTCAGATATGGGCAGAGCGGTCACAGGCGGTGGCTTGCATGGCAAAGACTTATCCAAGGCTGATGTCGCAGTGAACATTGCTTGCCATATTATGGCCAATCAGAACAATTCAGAGGTCAGCGCGCTTTGCGCTATTGGCGACAAGGAAGTCAGATTCACTATGGATGGCGCAGAGGATGTCTGCTTGCCTTATAGTGCGGTGCTAGATATGGCTTCAGGCTTTATCAAGAAGCTTGGTGGCTTTGAGAAGCTAGCAGAGTGGGGTTTATTCTAGGAGGCTCACGTAGTGAACGGCCAAAATCACGAGGAATGGTTCTACTCGCTTGACCAGAACGATATGGCTAATCTCTGCAAGAAGTGGGTAGAGAGAAACACAGAGATAGATTTACCGGAGCTTAATGGCTATGATGACTGGCTAAACTATTTCAAGAAGCTACCACCTGCATCGATTAGGCAAATGGCAGTTATAGGCCAGGCTTTTATGCCAACAGAGGCTTATGCTGCGCTCACTCGTTGGGCTGATATTTTGAAGAGCCCACATCGCATAGATAAGATTTATCAGGCTGGGTTAACGAAGAAGAAGGGCGAGCAAAAGTCGATTATTGAGTTAGCTCAAAGCAATGACAAGCTCGGGTTACTTTATGCACTTCGAGATCAGATTGCTGAGAAGTTAGACCGCGGTACTGGTGCTAGGGATACTGCAAATCTCGCAAGAGAGATGGGAGAGATTCTTGACCAGATTACCGAAGCGGAGAAGCGTCAGGGGCCAAAGAGAAACACTTTGCTTGCAGAGTTGATGGGAGAGATGCCAGTGCAAACTGGAGAGGTATCTCCGAAGCGCAAAAGAAATAATGGCGCTAGAGATCGCAACTATGCCAGCAAGCTAACGATTGAGGATGTTGAGAATGCCTAGATATGGTAGCCAGAAGCCGCGCATTGATATTTATCAGAATGGAAGCATTGAGCTTGCCGAGAAAGTAATCGCGCTCTGGGAGCATTACAACGCGCCACTATTGCCATGGCAGAAGTCAGAGCTTCGTCGCTGGTTCGCACTCGACGATGATGGGAAGTGGGCTAATCCAGAGTGTGGCTTATCGGTTCCGCGCCAGAATGGAAAGACCGAGCTTCTTATCTGTCGCATTGTAGGTGGCATGATATTCCTTGGCGAGTGTCTAGTCTATACGGCACATCAGAGCAGCACAGTTGATGAGATCAAGCGTAGAGTGTTGCGCTTCTTTTATGATGCCGAGCAGGAGATTCGAGACTTGCTCACATCAGAATTCGACAAGGAGCCTAAGTCTTTTGATTATGTTGAGCTTCGCAATAGAGGACGCTGCATATTCCGCACCAGGACGCGCTCTAGCGGTCTTGGCTTTACATCTGATACTCTACTCATCGATGAGGCGCAGGAGCAGAATGACGCGCAGGAAGAGGCCTTGAGGCCTACAATCTCGGCAGGCCATAGGCATAATTCACAAGTGATTATGGTTGGCACTCCGCCAACGGCAGGCTCAACTGGTACGGTCTTTATTCGTGCTAGGAGGAATATTCTGCAAGGTAAGGCAGAGAATCCTTGCTGGCAAGAATGGTCAGTGGATCATATTGCCGCATCGGATGATGTTGATGCCTGGTACGCTACAAATCCGAGCTTGGGGTATTTTGTTAGCGAGAAGGCTGTTAGGGCAGAGTCGGTGACTATGAGCCAGGATTCATTCAATAAGATGCGCCTTGGCTGGTATGCTGGCCTGGATGATAAGCGCGTTATCTCTGATGACGAGTGGAATGCTCTGGCGGTCAAGGAAGTGAAGCTTCCAGAAAATCCGCAGCTTGCTTATGCTGTGAAGTTTGCGCCGGACCGGTCAGCAGTTACTTTGGCTGTCGGGGTGATTATGGGTGATAAGATTCACGTTGAGGTTATCGAACGCAAGCGCATGTCTGATGGTATGGCATGGTTAGTGCGCTGGCTTTTGGATCGTTGGCGCAAGGCAAGTTGCATTGTGGTTGATGGCGCAGCAGGGCAGGGGCTTTTGGTTGAGGAGCTTCTGCGGTCGGAGCCTAAGATTAAGAAGCGCTTGCTCACTCCGAATGTTAAGGAGGCTGGGTCTGCTTATGCTTCGTTTTATCAAGCTATTCAGGATGGAACGCTCACACATTACAATCAGCCACTATTGAACTCGGCTATTAGAACTGCAAAGCGTAGGGATATAGGCAAGGATGGCATGTTTGGTTATGCACCACTCAACCCATCGATTCAGATGGATCCTGTGGATGCGGTAGCCTTTGCTTATTACAGTGCGAATAGATTTGGACGCAGCAAAAAAGGTCCGTCGAAACAGACCTTTCGTGCTTTTTAGCGGTGCTTATGCTACCCACGATTTCTACGTGCTGCGGCGCCACCTTTGGCACCAGCTCTACGAGCTAGCGCGCGGTCAGCCTCGAAGCCTTTTGGACGAGTGTCCGTTTGGCTTCCACCGATTTTGCCGATGCGAGCATAGTAGTTATCGCCATGTTTAGCGATGATCGTGTTGCGAGCTTTAAGCCCTGCGTTTCTGCGTGATTTGGATACATTAGCCATACCCACAATATACAAGTGCTTACGCTTCATGTCAGACATGGGTATATGGCTAGTGCTTATGCTTCACTTGCCTAGTGCTTATGCTATTGACATCAAGTGCTTATGCTTGCTATAATAGCTTCATCACTTAGAGTTGCATCATTTCTTGGTTGATCCCTTCGAATGATAGCGTTGTTTCCTCTAAGTGATTTTTTGTTATTCAGATTCTTTACGCTTTTTCCAGGCTTTGCGCATGATTTCGCTTCTTTGCTCTGGAGTTTTTGAAGCTTCGCGTCTTTTCGCAGCTTCGCGTCTGACTTCGCTCTGGTTAGCCCAATTCGCAGCCCATTGGCGCATGATTAGCTCGTCAATCTCGACCTGGCTAATCTTAGCCGCGCCGCCCTGGCTAGCTCGGCCTTTGCCTAGCCCAGCGCCCCTGGCTAGCTCGGCGCGCCCCTGGCTAGCCCGACCCCCCCGGCTAGCTCGGCCGGCTGGCGCCAGCATCGCCGCCTTCGCTTCGGCTTCGCTGATGAAATAGCGCAAGCTTCCGCCATTTTCTAGCGTGTAAAATATCGCCATGCTTATCCCTTCCGGCGATCGCAAAAAATCGCCTCTTTTCAGTTGTTTTTATAGTATTGATCGCCGCGCGAAGCTTTAGGCTTTTTGCGACGTTATGGGCCCGGCGATCTCGCGCCGGGCTTATGGGCTTATCTATAATAATTTTCTGGTGTGATTTTCGGATAATACAAAAATATCCGGCCTTCTGATGCTTCTTCTTTTAGCGCTTTTTCTTCCGCTTCGTTGATCTCGCGCCATTCATACAAAAAGCGATGATCCACGCCGCGCAAAAGATCTTCTGCAAGCCAGAAGCGCACTTGTTTTTCTGATGATCCTATATATACGATCCTATCATCTGCAAATAGTGCATATTTTTTCATTATATGATCCCTTCTTTTTATAGTTGATATGGCGTTATTATATAGCATATTGTGCTAAAAGTAAAGCGCGGATCTTATATATTATATATACAGGGGAAAATATAAAGAAATTCAAAAAAAGTACAAAAAAACTATTGCATTATATAGCACATCGTGCTAAAATTAAGACAGATAAGCAAAGAAACAACGCTATCAAGTGAAGGCAACGGCAACTAAAAAGCCGAAGGATAAGCAAAAAATAACGAAGGGATCAAAAAAATGGCAACAGAATCAAATATCAATTCATATTATGAGGAAATCGTCGCAAGTATGGCGGAACGCGCCCTCGAAAATTGCGAAGCATGGGAAGGCGATCAAGACGAATCCGAGCCGATCTGGCAAGCGATCGACGATGGGCTCATGTACTACTGCGATCAGGGCTACGTGCTAGCAATGGCAATATGTCGCGGGTATGCTAGCTGGTATAAGGATATAAACTGGGACGAAATAACAGAGATGCTTTATAACGACGTCGTCGAAGAGATGGAATGGCAGAAAAAACAGAAGGCAGAGGCTTAAAGATGGATCGAAGCGAAAAAATCAGGCAGGGCCTCAAAATTGCAGCGCTGGCGCTGGTATTGCTTGCGATCGTGCTAGTCGCTGGCGGATATGATGCAGAGGCCGCCGAAGTTATGCATATAAGTTATTAAAAGAATAAGAAGGGATCAGAAAAATGAAATTATTAAGCGAATTAAGCACCGAAGAATTAAAAAATCTTTACACCAACAACAAAGAATTTTCAAATGCAGTATATAGTGAAGCATACGATCAAGCGATGGAAGCACAAGGCGAAGAATTCAAGCTATTAGGCGCGGATGCTTTTGACTATAACAACTACTATTCAAGCTTTTACCTATCCACGCCCAACAAATACTATAAGGATGGCGCCAGCATCGCCGGCAAGCTTAACGCCGAATATATGAACATCGAAAACGAAGCGCTATATGAAAAACTGAACAAGCTAGCGGATCGCTGGGAAAACATGACGGAAGACGAACAAGACGCGCCCGAAGGTGATCAATTATGGGATGAAATCAACGCAACCGCCGACGAACTCGCGGAAGGCTTAACGCGCCAGCTTCGCGCCTTCGAGGATATTCAAGACGATCAAAACGAGGCAGTGCTTGAACAAATTAGAGAGGGCTTTTGTTATATGGCCGAATGGGAAACGGATGGCGAAGCAGTATATGAACACTTAACAAAAGTTTTAAGATAATGGAAGGATCGGAAAAATGAACCACGCAGCGAACAATCTAGACTATCAAAAATATTATGATGGCGACGAAGTGAAGGCAACGGCAGGCGAACACATGGCGATGCTTTTAGACTTGCTTAAGAACGAGATCGCAACTTTCAACAATCCATACGACATTTACGAATGGCTCGACGCTTTTAAAAACGTTATGGAAACAATAGAAGCGATCGCCGAAGCGCCAAAAGAAAAAGAATATATTTTGACATGGGCCGATTGGTCCGGCTTCCTAGTACGCGAAGCATAAAAAATTTTAATAAGCAAATTGACCGAGGCGGCCCGCGAATCCCTGGGGCCGCTTTTTAATGGCTTTATGATCTCGCTATATGGCGGGATTTTTGACGGATCGCAACGAATGGCCGAAGGCGCCCGGGATGGATGGAAGGCAAGCGCCGGCCATTTTTTTATTTTTCGCGCTGGATCTGGGCCTTGCGTTCGGTTTTTGCTCGTTCGGTTTTCGTTCGGTTTTGAGATAGGGGGGGGAGGCTTCCCCAAAGATCGCCGGCCAAGCC